CTTCACTGCCCGATATGGCGACAGGGAAAATGGCAATATTCACCGACAATACGGACGCGGATATCGTGAATGGACAGACTGGCTTGAGAACCATGGCGTAAAATACCACCACGCATACATGGGAAAGCCCGCAGGAGCCATATATATCGACGACAAGGCTGCCCGTGTAAGAGGGAATGACGAAGATGGATGGTCGCAGGTCTGGGATGAAGTGGGGGACCTAGAAGGCAAGGACCGTTATGGGAATCGCTCATGATTCCAATAGTCTATTTTAGATCGTCGTCGTTCAATTGCCATCGGTTCTGTCCGATGCAATATTATCTAGAGTACTCTTTAGGATGGAGGGGACCATCCGGCCAGAAGGCCGACAAGGGAAGTATTGTTCACAAGATCCTTGAGATAATAGCCCTGTGTAAAAAGGGAGCTCAGGATGGGAAAAAGATTATCGTAGACAAGTTCATTGGGCGTGTCAGCACCTGTAATCCCGACCCAAAATATCTTGAGAAAGTCATATCTCGCGTCTACAAAAAGTATACAGAAGGAACCTCTCACCATAACTGGACCGATAAAGATAAGAGAGACTGTACCAAGTGGGTGTGGAAAGCTCTTGAGCATAACGGGGGAATGTTTGACCCTCGGAATCGCGACGTTATAGAAGCGGAGCCGCATTTTGATATAGCTTTTGATAAAGAATGGGCTGCCTATAGCTATGAGGTGGATGGAGAAACCGTATCCGGAAACCTGTCCCTTAAGGGAACTGTTGATCTAATTACAGATCTTGGAGGCGGCGTCTACGAGGTCATAGACTGGAAGACTGGGAGACGTCTTGATTGGGCTACCGGAGCTAAGAAAGAACAAAAGGATCTATTTAAAGATCCGCAGCTACGCCTGTATCATTACGCCATCAAGCACCTATATCCAGATGTGAAAGCTTTTCTGGTGACGGTGTACTTCATTAATGACGGAGGGGCCTATACGGTTCATTTTCAAGATGAGGATCTTCCGAAAACCGAGGAGATGCTGAAAAATAAGTTTAAATTTATTAAAGATACTACTGCTCCTCAAACTTTACCAGAATTAAACCCATCCCAATGTTGGAAATGCTCCAAGCTTTGTCACCAAGGGAAGACTACGTTTGAAGGGACGGATATCAAGCCCCTCGTCGAGCTAAGGGTTGGCAAAAGAACAAAATACGGGGAGACTATGACAAAGTGTGAGCAGACAAGATATATGATTGATAAGTATGGAATAGACTGGGCTAATAGCAACCTTTCGAACCCTGAACATTCCATAGGAACTTATAAGTCCCCCGGAGAACTGTAGGAGATCAAGAAATGAACAAGCCTCGGTCTAAAGAGATGGAGAGTATCTCAGAAATACTTGACGACTTCTTAGAAGAGGAACAAGCTAGAGAGCTAGTAAGTCGTCTGGAGCAAGAAATTGGCCAAAAGAGTAGTGATGTTCACTTGCGAAGCAGACTAAGGTCCTTGAAGTCCTTCTACGACAAACGACCTCTTAAGAAGGAGCATTTAAAGTACGCGATTTTATATCTGATAGTTTCTTTTCATATATTTGTAATTTGTGTTAACCTAACTGCCTTTTTTGTGTTACCGTTTCTCTACCCCCTGTGGGTATGGATGCCGATGAACAGCTTTATCCTAACGGTTACCTTTACCAGAGAGGTGTGCCCGCTTACGAGAGTTGAAAACCATTTTAGATCCTCTCTAGGACTTAACAGGATCGGGGGCTTTATAGGGCATTATTTTATAAAGCCTATCAAAAGAGTTTTTAAGACCTATAAGTCAGGATTAAAAGGAGGAAAAAAATGATAAAAATTGAAACAACTCAGGAAATGATAGACAGCGCTCAGCTAAAAGCAAAATCTTTAGGGTCGATTAACAATTCAATTCTTAGAGGCGCTGGGAATCTAGCTGGCTATCTAGGAGAAGAAGCCGTTGCCTCCTATCTCGGTGCCGATATTGTAAGTAACAACAGGGGTCGCGATAAATATAATTACGACCTAGTTCTAGAAGATGGCCGTCGAATGGAAGTTAAAACAAAAAGAAGATCTGTAAGTCCTAGGTCTAGCTACGACGTCTCGGTGGCACAAACCAGCAAGCATCAGCGACCCGACCTATACGGGTTTGTTAGCTTGGAATTTGGAAGGACAAGCGGAAGGCATCCTAAGAAATATTACGATCTCAAAAATGTTTGGTTATGTGGGTATATGCCCGTAGAAGAATACTGGGAAAGGGCAATTCTCTGGAAAAGTGGACAAATCGACTCAACAAACGGCTTCAAAACGCACGTTGACATGTATAATATGACGATATCAGACCTGTATCCAGACCTTCAGGCCCTAGACAATTCGGGAAAAACAGATGAAATTTGTACCCCTCCACGTCCACTCAGAATATAGCTTGCTCGATGGACTTTCAAAGACATCTCAAATATCTAAAAGAATACAGGAAACGGAAACAGACGTCTGCGCTCTCACTGATCATGGAACTGTTTCAGGAGCAGTAGATTTCTATCAGACCCTGAAAGGGTCGTCGCAAAAACCCATTCTGGGGTGTGAGCTTTACATTTGCAAGAACGGGGCAGCTACCGATAAGCACCCCGACAATAAGGACCTTTTGCATCAGGTAGTTCTTTCAAAAAATTCAGAGGGCTGGAAGGACCTGTTATCCCTAGTTTCTCTCTCAAACCATCCTGACCACTTCTACTACAAGCCAAGGGTAGATTTTGACCAACTGAGTGCTGCTGCCAGTAAGGGGAACCTTATCTCTTTCAGTGGGCATCTGGGTTCGCACTTAGCCAACTGCGTTCTAGAAGATCGGGACGCTGTTTATGAGGCCCACAGGCTAAGAGACATGTTTGGAAGTGACAATTTTTATGTGGAAATTCAATTAATAGACGCGGAAAATAGTGAGGCCTCTCGGATTGTGGCCGAACAACTTCGAGATGTAGCACGTAAGGCCAACATGCGTGTTGTGGCAACTCCGGATGCACATTATCCCACCAAAGATGACGCAGAGGATCAGCGTATTCTTTTATGCACAGCATTTAAAAAGACTATAGGCCAAGTTCAAAGAGAAATAAAGGGGGGTAAGGGAAAGTCTCTAAAGCCATTCTTTTCATCAAACAATTTTTACATACCTTCATACGAAGATATGAAAAGATGGCACACAGATGAAGAACTTGCAAACACTGTTAAGATAGCAAGTGATTGTGAGGACTATGACATCCTAAGTCACCCGAACCCCCCTGTTTTTTCATGTCCGCAATCCATGTCTGACGCAGAATATCTGAAGGCTCTCTGTCGGCACGGATGGAAAGAGAAGATGGGGCATGTTAAAAAAACACACCCTGACTTTCTTGAGTATGGAAAGCGTATCGATAACGAGCTAAATATTTTTGAGGATGCCGGTCTTAGCGGTTATTTCCTAATCGTGCAAGATATCTTAAAATTTGGCCAAAAAAGTGGCTACCTGATTGGGCCCGGACGTGGTAGCGCGGCTGGATGCATGGTATCATATCTCATCGGCATTACACAGATAGACCCAGTCAAGTACGGCCTAGTGTTTGAGAGGTTCTATAATGCAGGTCGTAATACTGACGGAAGAACCTCCATGCCTGACATTGATATTGATGTCCCCAAGCAAGCTCGTGGGAAAATAATCGAATACGTTAAAGAAAAATACGGGGAGTCTAACGTGGCCCAGATTATTAGCTTTCAGACCCTCAAGGGTCGAGCCTCTCTTAAGAGAGTTATGCAGGCCCGTGGCAATATTTCTTTTGATGAGCAAAACGCCATCACTCAATTTATAATGGATGAATCGAAGATAGCCGACGAGCTACAGGATATGAAAGAAGAACTTGGCGAATCATCAATCGTTCTCTGGGCCTTAAAAAATAAGAGGGATCAACTAAAGGAGTGGTGTGAGATAGGAGACGATGGCAAGCTTGAGGGAAGAATGGCCAAGGTATTTGAACAAGCTATCAGACTTGAAGATACAAAGATTATTCAATCAAAGCATGCGGCAGGAGTCGTAGTCTCTCCGACCCCCATCTCCGACACATGCCCCATGATACATTCGTCAGACAAAGAGGACAAAAGCCGACTAGCGGGCTTTGAGGGACCGAGTTGCGAAGAGGTAGGACTTCTGAAATTGGACGTTCTGGGAATCAGAATGCTTGATAAAATTATGGAAGTACCCAACATCCTTAGACAAGGAGTCTGAAAATGACCCCCAATGCTCCGCTCTGCTACAACTGCCACAGCAAAATTTTAGAAAATGACAAGACTTGCAAGGAGTGCTCTACCCGCATTCTCTTTGACATGATTGACCAATCCGTGGTAGAATTTATGACAGAGGGAACTAACCCTAACATGGCCCCAAGATCTGATAATGGATAGTTAAATATGAACAAAAGATGGATTATGGTCTTCGATTGGGAGACGGATGGCATAGACCCTTACTCTTGTAACCCGGTAGAGCTTGCTGCGGTCCCGGTAGACCCTCGGACTCTAGAGATCAAGGAGGATCGAGCGTTTAAGGCCGTTATTAAGCCAGACGGTATTAATAGCGAAGAATATTTCACCGATGAT